AACTTGATGCTTGAAATCGGCTACAATATGATACAAGAAGATGGTGACGAGCTAATTCTTGAAACTGCCACTGATCAAGGCTACAACTTCATTCCAGGATCAAACACCACGACACTCTCTTTAGTGAGACCAAGAGAAGGTGACTTACTCTGGTTCCCACTCTCTAACAGCGTGTTCGAAGTGAAGTTTGTTGAAGATGAAGAAACTTTCTATCCTCACGGAACACTTTACACGTATGAGTTGCGTTGTGAGTTGTTTGAGTTCTCTTCAGAAAGATTTGAAACTGGTAACTCTTCGATAGACTTCTTGGCTGATAAAGAAAGTCTTGATCTGCGTAATGCTGAAGTGTTACTTGAAGATGAGAATCGATTACTCAATGAAGACGGTGACAGTATGATACTCGAAACATTCACACTCGATGGAGCGGATGTTGCTGTTGGGGTAAATATAGAAACAATCGACCCATTAAGCGAAAACGATTACTATCAGCAACAGGCTATCAGTATTATAGATTTCTCAGAAAGAAATCCATTTTCTGAATTAAGGGAGTACTAACCATCTTTGGTCATAAGTTCTATCACAGTACCTTAAGAAAATATGTTATCATGATCGGTAACATGTTCAATGACATCGAGGTGGCTCGCAGAGACAACGCAGGCAACATTGTTCAATCAATAGCTGTGCCGATCGCATATGGACCAAAGCAGAAGTATCTAGCTCGAGTAACTGCAGATCCTGAGTTGGGTGATCGGCAGTTCGCAGTCACACTTCCTCGTATCGCTTTTGAAATGACATCACTCAACTATGCTCCTGAGAGAAAACTCAACTCACTCTCTAATCACTACAAAGTGACATCAGACTCTAAAACATTCAGAGCAATGTATAATCCTGTTCCTTATGACATCAGCTTTTCTGTTTATATCATGGTAAAGAATGCAGAGGATGGGACGCAAATACTTGAACAGATACTACCATTTTTCACACCAGACTTTAACAATACAGTAAAAGTAATTCCTGAAATTGATTTAAACTTGGACATTCCAACTGTTTTAACATCAGTCGCATCAGAAGATACATATGAAGGTAACTTTGAAGAAAGACGTTCGTTGACTTGGCAGTTAGATTTTACGGTGAAGGGATACATATTCCCACCAGTTAGAAGCCAAACTGGTCTGATCAAAACTACGAATATTAATGTTACACCGTTGTTTATACAGTCTAATAATGAAATAAGCGAGACAAGTATTACGAATAATGACATACAAGATGTTAGGGCTCTAAGTACAGTAACGACGAGACCTGCTTTAAAGGCTGACGGAACACCAACCAGTAATGCTGCGTTGTCGATTCCACTTGCTGACATTGATGCGGATGACGATTACGGATTCAGCTCGAGCGTGACTGAGAATGTTTGATGAGATCAAAAATCGATGATAAATTGAATGGATTATTTGAGATTCCATCTTCGGCAAATGCCATCGTAGAAGAAGGGAAGGATCTCCTACAACAAGCTGAAGTGATCTCTAAAAAGCTGAGCAATATAGATGACGATTTTGACTACGCTCGGAAAAATTTAAGAGATCTAATTGACAGAGGTCAAGAGGCTATAGATGGAATCATGGTCATAGCAAGAGAAGGTGAACATCCTAGAGCATACGAAGTCATCGGACAACTGATCAACACCATCTCGAGCGCAAACAAAGATCTTCTCGAACTCTCTAAAAAATATAAAGATATAAATGATGAAAGCAGTGGTAATGAAGCAACAACTCAAGTCACGAACAACTCTCTCTTCGTAGGTTCTACAGCAGAGCTACAAAAAATGATTCGTGGTGATGATGCGGATATAATAGACGATGAGTGAAACCTATCTCGGTAATCCCAATTTAAAACGCGCAAACATTCCTGTTAACTTCAGTCGCAGGCAAATACAGGAATACATGAAGTGCATGAAAGATCCTGTTTATTTTGTACAGAAGTATGTCAAAATCGTAAACATTGACAAAGGATTAGTCAAATTTAACATGTATGACTATCAGAAAGAGATGGTCGAGACGTATGCTAATAATCGTTTTGTGATTAATAAAATGCCAAGACAGTCAGGTAAGTCTACCACTGTGACTGCTTTTATGCTTTGGGTTATACTGTTTAATGAATCACAAAACATCGCGATCCTAGCAAACAAAGGATCACTCGCCAGAGAACTGTTAAACAAGATACAGTTGGCATATGAACATCTTCCTAAGTGGTTACAGCAAGGTGTTGTTGTATGGAACAAGGGTAACATAGAACTAGAAAATGGTTCTAAAATAGTATCAGCAGCAACCTCTTCCTCAGCCATTCGTGGTGGATCATTCAATCTGATTTTCCTCGATGAGTTTGCGTTCGTTCCTCAGAACATGGCAGAAGATTTCTTCGCATCTGTTTATCCCACGATTTCATCAGGTAAAACTTCTAAAGTGATCATCGTTTCTACACCGAATGGTATGAATCATTTTTATCGAATGTGGTCAGATGCGAAAGAAGGAAGATCACTTTATGTTCCTGTTGAGGTGCATTGGTCTGAAGTTCCAGGACGTGATGAAAAGTGGAAAGAAGAAACAGTTAAAAACACGTCACCCGAGCAGTTTCGTCAGGAGTTTGAGTGTGAGTTTATCGGATCCACTCACACACTGATTAGTGCATCTAAAATTGCAGCGATACCATTTCAAAAACCAATACATTCATCAAATGGTGTAGATTACTACGAGAAACCGCTCGACAATCACGAATATGCCATGACAGTGGATGTGTCAAGAGGAGTCGGCAAAGATTACTCTGCGTTCGTTGTGTTTGATATTACCACCACACCATATCGTATGGTCGCTAAATTTAGAAGTGACAATATCAGCCCGATGTTGTATCCCAGTATTATTAAAAGTGTGGGCGATGCATATAATAATGCCTTCGTGCTGGTAGAGATCAACGACATCGGTGGGCAAGTGGCTGATTCGCTACATTATGATTTAGAGTATGAGAACATGCTGTTAACCACTCCGAATGGTCGTGGTGGTCAGCAGATTGGAGCAGGTTTCGGTAAAAACTCGCAGATGGGTGTCAGAACCACGAAGTCAGTCAAGAAAATCGGATGCTCTAATCTTAAATCATTGATAGAGAATGATCAACTAATCATTCGCGACTTTGATACGATTGCGGAACTTTCTAGCTTTATTCAGAACGGTGGATCGTATGAAGCTGAAAAGGGACATCATGATGATCTGGTAATGTGTTGTGTTTTATTTGCGTGGCTCACATCACAGAATTATTTTAAAGATCTAGTTGATATAGATATTAGAGAAAAACTGTTAGAACAGAATAGTGGTGTGGTTGATCAGGATATGACTCCTTTCGGTATTATAAATGATGGTATAAATGATGACCGATTCACTGATCGTGATGGCTCTACTTGGGTAACATATCACGATCCTATAGGTTGAAAAATTGGTGATTTTATAAATAAAATTACAAAAGTTGCCTATAATAACTTAGGGAGAATAACATGGCTCTGCAGGTAAGTCCAGGTATTAATATTACCGAAATTGATCGCACGACTGTAGTCCCAGCCGAAGCAACTTCTGCTGCAGGGTTAGCTGGTCAGTTTCGTTGGGGACCTCTTGAAGAAAGAGTTCTCGTAAATAATGAAGAACAATTGGTCGAAAATTTCCAGAAACCCAACGCAAACAACGCACAAGATTTCTTTGCAGCTGCTGATTATTTGTCTTATGGCAATCAGCTGTTTGTAGTGCGTGCGACCACGACTGGTGCTCTGAACGCAACTTCAGAGGCTACGACAGGTTCGAATACGGCTGGTGATGGTGTACTGATCAAGAATGAAACTGATTACGAAGAAAATTTCTCAGATGGAAGCTCTGATGATGGAGTTTTCGCTGCTAAGTATGCGGGAGACTTAGGTAACTCGCTGAAGATTTCGATCTGTCCAGGATCAGATGCGTTTGAGTCTACTTTGACTGGTAACGTAGCTGTTACTGCGAACTCTACAACTCTGACAGGTAATAATACACTGTTTGAGGCTGAGTTGGTCGTTGGTGACAAGATCGTACTTGGTAGTCAAACAATTAAAGTTTCTGCTATCGCAAGTAACACTTCATTGACTCTCGAAACACGTCATGAAGACGGTATCGTGATTAACAGTACTGACTCGGGAACTCCTACGAGACGTTGGGAATATTTTGATTCAGTAGATGCTGCTCCAGGAACATCACCTGATGCAACAGTTAAAGGTTCTACGAATGATGAGATTCATGTAGTCGTCGTTGACGAAGATGGTTTATGGACAGGTGTCCGCGACCAAGTCCTCGAAAGATTCGAGAATGTGTCAGTAGGTTCAGATGCTAAGGCTGATGACGGTGGTACAAACTATTACAAAGATGTGATCAACAGAACATCTGAGTATGTCTGGTGGTTGGATCATCCAGGAGATGCATCTAACTGGGGATCAGCTCTAACAACAGGTGTCACATATACTGCATTTACACCACATACGAGATCTCTCGCAGGTGGTAGTGACGGTAATGATACGACTGGAGCACAGCTGGTTACAGCTTCTGACTTCTTTAAAAATTCAGAGGCAGTCGACTTAGCATTCTTGATTGAGCCAAGAGGAAGTCAAACACTTGCTCTACACATGATTAACAACATTGCTGAAGTGCGCAAAGATCTGATTGTATGCTTATCGCCTAACAAAGCTAGTGTAGTAGATAACAGTGGTTCAGAAGTAACTGACATTGTTGCTTATAGAAATGGACTACCATCAACTTCTTACGCTGTGTTGAGTAGTGCTTATAAGCAAAGATTCGACAAGTACAATGACGTGTTTAGATTTATCAACACTTCAGGCGACTTGGCTGGTATCATGGCTCAAAGCGATCAGTTAAGAGATCCTTGGTTCTCGCCAGCAGGTTCGCAAAGAGGTAATGTCAGAAACGTCAGAAGACTAGCGTTTAATCCTACGAAAGCTGAGCGTGATGAGCTGTATAAAAATGGCATCAACCCAATCGTGACTTTCCCTGGACAGGGAACGCTCTTGTTTGGTGACAAGACTCTGTTGAGTCGTAGCAGTGCATTTAACCGAATCAATGTTCGTAGATTGTTCATCGTAATTGAGCAAGCTATTGAGCGTGTTTCTAGAGATTCGCTGTTCGAGTTTAACGATCAGACAACAAGAACTCGCTTCATTAATACAGTCGAGCCATTCTTGAGAACAGTTCAAGGTCGTAGAGGGATCACTGACTTCCGAGTCGTTTGTGATGAAACAAACAACACCAATGATATTATCGACACGAATCAGTTTGTAGCCGATATCTTCATTAGACCTAACAGATCTATCAACTTCATTCAGTTGAATTTCATAGCTGTTAGAGGCGGTGTGGAATTTACTGAAATCACAGGTTAAAGGGAGACTAAAATGGCTTTTAGCGTCAATGAATTCAGACAACAGTTATCAGCAGGTGGTGCACGCCCATCCCTCTTTGAGGTTGAGCTGACTGCTCCTGCTGCGCTGACGAATACAACCGCACTCAACAACTTTAAATTCTTCTGCAAAATTGCGCAGTTGCCTGAGTCAACTTTCGGCGTAGTCGAAGTTCCTTATTTTGGTCGTAAAGTTAAAGTTGCTGGGGATCGAGTTTTCAATGAGCTATCTCTTACTATCATCAATGATGAAGATTATGAGATTTACAATGCTCATGAAAGATGGATGCACAATATCGCACTCCATCAGCAAGAAACTCAAATGAGAGCAGCTGAGCTGGGTGCAGACGACTATCTAGGATCTGCTGTTATTCGGCAGTTCGCTAAGACTGGAGAAGTGATCAAGCAGATTAATGTAGTTAACATGTTCCCAACAACTTTGGGAGCTGTTGATCTTTCTTGGGAAACCACTGATACAATCATGGAATTTGCTGTGACGTATCAGTACGACTGGTGGGAGTCTGATCAATCAGGCGGTGGTCAGTCAACCTCAGGATTGAATATCAACATTAGCCTGTAAATATCTGATTCAGCTTCGAGATGGGGGTGCACTAAATAATCTGGTGCATCCCTTTTTTCATTTAGGATAGAATATGGCAGTAAAACTCTTTGGTTTCAAAATACTACGTGATGAAGAAGAAAAAGAAAACGAAAACGTAAAATCGTTTGCACCACCACCAGATGAAGAGGGTGCTATCACTGTTTCTGCTGGAGGTATCTATGGCACTTACATGGATATTGAAGGTAAAGCTAAGAATGAAACCGATTTAATTAATAAGTATCGCGACATGGCAACATACGCTGAGTGTGAATCAGCGATTGATGATGTTGTTAACGAAGCCATTGTTTATGATGAAGGTGGCTCTCCAGTAGAAATCAATCTAGAGAATACTGATCTTCCTAAGTCTATTAAAGACAAAGTTCGTGAAGAGTTCGACAATATTCTTTCTATGTTGGACTTCAGTAATCAGGCATATGAAGTTTTCCGTCAGTGGTACATTGATGGTCGATTGTATTATCATATGATGATTGATGAAAAAAATCCGAGACGTGGTATCGTAGAACTGCGGTATATTGATCCAAGAAGAATCCGCCGTGTTCGTGAGAAGCAGAGAGAAAAGGATCCGACAGGATTAGGCTTTAGACAAAAAACTGTTGACTATTTCATTTACATGGAAAAGACTGACAGTTCTTACTCAGTTGCCACTGACTCATCTACAGGTGTTAAAATATCAACAGATTCTATAGCCTATGTGACATCTGGTATTTCCGATAAAAATGCTCGGATGACACTTTCGCATCTACACAAAGCCATGAAACCACTGAACCAACTTAGAATGTTGGAAGATGCCACAGTCATTTATCGTATTTCTCGCGCACCTGAGCGTCGTATTTTTTACATTGACGTAGGTAACTTGCCCAAGATGAAGGCTGAACAGTATCTCCGTGATATCATGGTCAAGTATAAAAACAAACTTGTATATGATGCTCAGACGGGTGAGATTCGCGATGACAGACGTTATCAAACGATGTTAGAGGATTACTGGTTGCCTCGTCGTGAAGGTGGCAGAGGAACTGAGATCTCTACTCTACCAGCAGGGCAGAATCTAGGTGAGCTTGCTGATGTTGAATATTTCCAGAAAAAACTTTACAAAGCATTGAACGTGCCTACGACTCGACTTGAAGCTGAAAATGGTTTCAGTCTTGGTAGAGCTTCAGAAATCAGTCGCGACGAACTCAAGTTCAATAAGTTCGTGAAACGTCTGCGTTCTAGATTCAGTTATCTCTTTGATACGATACTAGAAACTCAACTGGTCTTGAAAGGTGTCATTACCAAGAAAGAGTGGAAAGACATTAAAGAAAAAATTAACTACAACTTCCTGCGTGACTCTTACTTCAGTGAGTTGAAAGATGCTGAAATTCTGCGCGAAAGACTTTCTTTATTGCGTGACATCGATGAATATAGTGGTAAGTATTTCTCTACTCAGTATATCCGTCGTCAAGTGTTGCAACAATCAGAAGAAGATATTGAAAAGATTGATGCTGAAATAAAGGGTGATGAACCAGAACAAGCAACCGAAGATATGGTGGAGGAATCTATAACCTCTAACTCAGAATTATTAACT